CGGGCACGGCAGCTGCGCGGGATAGGTCACCTCTGCCATATCAAGTGCCCTGCCTCTTGCGTCGCCCGCCACCCTGGCGCATCCGGTAGCCGGTAGCCTCGCGCAGGCTATAGCTCGGCGGCGCGTAGACGAGGGCGATGTCGTACTCGACCGCCAGCGGATCGGACGCCAGCAATGCGACGGAATACTCCACGGCTAGCGTCGCGGCGGAGTCGATCGCGGCCGTACCTACCAGCGCCACCACGTACTCGACCGCGAGCGTCGTGGTGCCCGGCTTCTCGTCGCTGCCATCCCCGGTCAGCAGCAGTTGGCCGTCGACACGCCACCGCGGAGCCGACACCTTGCCGCCTGTCACCGGGTCTCTGATCACGTCCGCGCGCGGCGTCCAGAGCGGAGGCGCTACCCACTGCGCCTCCCAATACTTCGCTGCATCCCCGACCGGCGCAATCCGCGCGGTGAACTTCTCATTCCCGACGATCAGCACATTCTCGAACCACTCGTCGAGATCTGCGGCCTGGTCTTCGCTTAGGTCTAGCGACACGGTGACGGTCCGTCGTGCTTCGGTCCAGATCTTCCGCTTCCGCGGGTGCCCGGCCATCACGTCGAAATCGTCGTGCGGCGACTCGCGCGCAACGGCATGACCGGACAGCAGGAAGTTTGGGATCCCGCTAGGCAGCAGAAGCTCGGGCAATGCCATCAGGCGTCACTTCCGCTTCGCGAGATTGCCAGGGCCAACACCGTGGCGATTACGCAGTTGCTTGGACATGTCGCCCGTGCCGCTCGCGAGATCGCTGACGCCCTTTCGGTAGCCAGCGTCCGCGGCCTTGTCGATCAATACCTGCAGCGAACCATCGTCGGCGACCTGCGTCTGCACCTCCGAGCCGCCGTAGTTGTGGATCGACACGTTCGGCACACCGCCCATACGGCCACCGTTGGCCGGGTTGAATTTCGCCGGAACCACGGCCTCGCCCTTGTGCAGCGTGGCGCGAAATCCGTCGTATGGCACGTAGTTCGTTCCCACCGCCAACGACATGCCGACAGTGCTCGCGTTCGTTGGCGTGCCGCTGTAGAAGCCAGCACCACCGCCGGAGGTCGTGCCACCGGCTCCAAAGAGCTTCGAGAGCAGGCCGCCAATGCCGGACGAGCCTCCCGTGTCGCCGAACAGCGACTTCGCCAGGTTGCGGGCCGCGATGCGAGCGATCTCGCTGATCACGCTGTTCGCGAAGTCCTTGAACGCGTCCTTGGCCGACTTGGTGCCGTTCAGGAAGCCGGTGAAAGCATTCGCGAACGAGTCTTCGAACAGGCTGTTGAACTTCGTGGCAAGCGGGTCGATCTCGGCGCCGGCTTTCTTGAGGGCGAGCGCCAAGTCGTTGGCGCGCTTGATGTCGGCATCAGTGCCGCTCTGCGCAGCCAAGGCAGCGGCGGCTTCGGCCTGCTGCTGCAACTGGATGATGGCAACCTGCCGGGCGTCGCGGATGGCAGCCAGGGTTTCGAGTTCGCCCTTCCCGCCGGCTTGCGCCTCAAGGTAGATCTCGGATTCGCGACGCGCCGTGTCGTCGAGGAGCTTGGCGTACTCCTTCTGCTGCTGGGCGGCTTGCCGCCCGAGCTCAAGCTGCGCCGCCCGCTTGTCGACAACCGATCGGTCGCCGCCTACATCGCTGATCAGCTTCGCCGCCTTCGCGACCTCCTGCGCGTTCTTCAGCGCCTGAGCGCCAAAGGTGTCGCCACTCGCCTCCAAGATCGCCGCGCTGAGGGAGACATACTGATCGGCCAGGTTGGCGACCTCGCTCGCGTTCTTCTGCGTGGCAAGGATGTCTGCAGCGCTGGCCTTCGTCACTGCCTCGGAGCGCTGCTGCACGAGCAGCTTGATCTTCTCTTCTGCCGCGGTGCGGTCTGAGCCCTTGGCGACTGGGTCGTTGGCGAATTTGCGCTGAGCGGCGATTTCCTTGTCAAACGAATCCAGTTGTGCGCGCAGCGCAGCGTCTCGGACCTGCTTTTGCGTGTCGAAAAAGGTGCGCTGGCTGATCAGGCCGTCTTGGTAGACGCCCTCAAGGTAGGACTCGCCGAACTTGTACGCGTCGGCCTGAGCCCTGCCGAAGTCCTGGATGATCTTGATCTGCTCGTCAAGGCGCTTCTTGAGCGCCGCGGCGGCCTCCTTGGCTGCAGCGTCGGCACCCGCCCCAGACAGCCGTGGAGCGTTGCCCTTCCCTTTGCCCTTGCCGCGGCCTTCGTTACTGTAGCTCGCCTGGTTGGGCTGATCGACGTTCAGCACAGACTTCTGGAAGGCGTCGACATTCTTGCGCGCCTCGGCCGCCTGCTCGTTGTACGCGTTGAAGATCGTCTTGACGCCGCTGAAGTCCCGGCGAGCCAGGGCATCGGCGCCAGCCGCAACCGCCCCGATCGCTTGGCCGATCTGGCTAAAGACGAACGCAACCTCGGAGCCGATGACGACGACCGTCTCAAGCACCGTCCGGATGACGGCCGAGATGGTCTTGAACAGTTCCGACTTCTCTTTCGCCTCGAGGTAGGCGTCGGCCAGCGACTGAAGGACCGGCAGGATGTCCGCAGCGATCGTCGAGCCGAGCGACTTGTTGATCAACTGCACCTTCCCAATGGTGTCGTTGAAGTCGTCGGCCTTCTTCGCGAGGTCGGTGGTGACGCCGCTGAAGCGCTTGTAGTACTCGATGTTCTCCTGCAGGGCGCGCCCGCCGTCGTCCAGCAGCGGAATGATGTCGGCGCCGGCCTTGCCGAAGATCTTGAGCGCGAGCGCCGCCTTCTCGGGACCGTCCGCGTAGGTGGCGAACTTGTTGGCGATCTCGACCAGCGCCACGTCCGCGGACTTGGTGTTGCCCGCCGCATCCTTGACGTTGATGCCGAGCGCCTTGAAGGCTTCGCCAGCCTCCTTGTTGCCGGCCGCAGCCTCGGCGAGCGACTTGTTCAGCTTCCCAGCCGCCGCACTCGCCGAATCGAGATTGCCACCCGCCTGGCCGGCCGCAAAGCCGATGCCGCCCAGCGTCTCGACCGCGATGCCGGTCTTCTTCGACAGGTCGTTGAGGTGGTCGGCCGCGTCAATCGAGCCGATCGTCAACTGATACAGAGCCCGCGCGGCCTGATCCGCGAAGTCGCTGATCTGCTTGCCGATCGCGGTGCCGGCGGCAATCGCCTTCACCTGGTCGGCAAACTGCGAAGCCTGCTGCTCAGCCTTGTTGAGCCCGTTCGTGAACTCAGCCGCATCCAAGCCGAGCGATACCGTTAGAGCGCCTACGCCACCAGTTGCCATCTATGCAGCCCTCTGTTTCTTCTTTCGGCCGAGCACGTAGACACGCGCGCCGCCCATGTCCGCCAGCGTCTCGCCCGCAAGGTGCGCGACATCCGCTTCGGGCTCTTGGTCAGGTGGATCAAACAGGTACTCGCCGAGCCGCTTGCTCGGGTCGGACGCGGTGATCTGGCACAGTCGCGCGATCTGCATCTGCAGGCGGCGCGTCGGCAACATCCGCTTCTCGGCGTACTTCAGCAGCATCACCAAGTCCCGCTCTGACAAGCACTCTTCGACCTGCCAGGGGGTCATGCCCCACTCGAACGACAGGTCGATCAGGAACTCTTGCCGAGCGGTCAGTCTTTTCCCGCGGCTTCAATCCCTTCGGCGCTCTGCGCGTTCTCGAGCTGGCTCTTGTGGAAGATCTGCGTCAGCGTCTTCGGGTCGATGCCACTCAGCAGCGCGATGTCGTCGGCGATGGCGATGTCGAACACCAGCGCGCCGGACTCATCGCAAACCGCCAGCCCAGCCGTGAGCACGAGATAGCGGTTCTTGTTCTCGGCGGCGGCCAGCGTCTCGGCGTTCGCTGCGGCCGAAGCCGCGTCAAGCACCTTGACGAAGGCGTCGCCAAAGCCCGGAATCGAGATCGGCACCGGCTTGGCGACCAGCGCGCGGCGCGCTTCGAACAGCGCGCGGATGTCGGCTGCGCTCATGCGCCAGGCAGCACGAAGATGTCGCCGGTCAGCTTGACGGTCGTCGAGCCGGTCCACACGCCGTTCACTTGGCCGGTGAAGGACGACTGCTGAACGGTGCCGATCAGGATGATCGAACCCCCGGTTCCGGGCAGCGTCACCTTGAAAGTGATCGCTTCACCGGAGACCTTGGCCGCGCGGATGGCCGCTTGGACGGCCTCGTTCGGTGCGAAGTTGTAGTCCAGCTGGATCGTGCCGCTGTCCGAGAGCCCTTGTTCGAACTCTTTGGCGGTGCTGCAGATGGTGGTGACTTCGACCTGATCGGCTGCACCGTCTTGTTGGTTGACACCCGTGAGTTCGCAGAAGGCGCTCAGCGTAGCCGGCGCGAACGTGCCGCCGCTCGTGTAGTCGCCATAGGCGGTGGTGTCCGTGTTGGCGAGGTCGAACGTATTGGTCGCCGAGTTGTCGACGACGAACAGCTTGTCGTTGACTTCGGTCATGCCAACCACAGTGGCGATCTTGCCGACATCGCCATCTGACAGGCCGTGCGCGGTGGCAGTCACCTCGCCCGGATCGTCGTTGGTGATGGCAGTGATGGTCTTGGTTGCCGCGAACCCGGTTTGCACCTGGAACGTCGAGCCGTTGAATTTGAAGCGCTTACCTGCGGCCATGATGGAATTCCTTTCGAGCGGACATGAAAAAGCCCGCTCGCAGCGGGCTGGTTGTGGAACGGGGTTGGTCTAGCTGGACGAGCCGTGAATCACGTAGTCCATCGAAGCCTGATAGACCTTCAGGTCAGCGTCATAGCCCTCGCGGGCAGAGCCTTCGAGAACGGCGGGCGGGGTAAACGTGGACATTGCAGTTCGGATTGCCGCGCGTAGAGTGTCGCGTTCGGTGCCTTTCAGCGCGGCTACGTCGATCTGCACGCGGATGCTGTCGGTCTGGTCGGTGCCGCTGCCGCAGATGTCTGCCGCGATCTCTCCACTGATGAATGAAAGACGAATCGCCGGCCAAACAGGTGTTGTCGGGGACTGTGTGTAGACATCGAAGTAGCAGCGATTCGTCACCAGCGGGCCAAGCGCGGCGATGAGGTCGGTCTTAATCGTCATTTGCCGCCCTTTTCTGCCTTTTCGATGCGCTCGCGCAGCTTCTGTTTCATCGCTGCGACCGCGAAGCCCTTCTCTTGGTCGAAGGCGGGTCGCATGAACGGCTGAGGAGACATCTTCACCGTGCCGAACTCCTGCAGCACACCGACGCGATTTGCGTAGCCGTCCTTTCGCTTGCCGCGCACGGCGACGACGTGCTCGGATGTGAGCGTCGTCTTGCTGGGCGGAACACGCTTGACGACGATGTTCTTCGGCAGATTGCCGGGCTGAACCTTGACGCCTTCGATCACGTAGGGCTCGGGAGCGATCGGTGCAAGTTCCTTGGCGCGGCGCTTGATCACCTGGGCGGCGGCGTTGGTAGCAGAGCGAGCCACCTTCTTCTGGATATCTGCCGACAACCCCTTCAGGCGCTCGCCCAGCTCGCGCAGGCCATCGACTCGTACCGTGGTCGCCATGTCAGCCTTGGTTTTGGCCGGTCTCGCAAACCATGTCGATGTGATCCCGTCCGCTCGCGTCGGGCAGCACGCTCTTGATGTCGAACACGATGCCGTCATGCTGCAGACGCATCCCGGACTCGACTCCCGCGCGCCACACGATGCGGACACTGCAGCGAGTCACCCCGACAGGCGCGTCAGAACGGACGGCCTCGAGGCCAGACAGGTAGCGGACTGAAGCCCAGACCGTCACGACGTCGACCCAGTCGTCAGGAATGGGCTGGTTCAACTCATCAACGGCGCCGCTCAGTCCTTGCAACGTCACCCGCTGATCAAGCGTGCCGGCGTCATACATCAGGAATAGTCCCGCTGCGCGTCAAGCAGGCCGTCGACGAATCGGTTCGGCAGTTCGGCGATGCTCACACCAGACGCGAAGAACTCGCGGTTCTTGTGGGCGGTGGCGATGTGCATAAGCATCCACTCCCGGATCTCCGCGGGCACGTCGGCCGCCGCCGCGCCGTAGCCGGCCTTGAACCGCACTCGCACAGAATCGGCGGTCCAGTAGGCGCTAGGCCACGTCTCGCCGGCGACCGGACGCAGCCAGCGTTGATCTGGCGACAGTTCGTACAGCGCGTCGCTCAGCGTCTGCTCGACTTGGTCGCTGTCGAGGTAGATCACCGAGTCGATCGCGCTGACCGGCGTCTTCTGCAGATCGATCCAGCCGGCTGGGAACGCGTCGGTGGTCAGTTCCCACGTCTGCTCGATCAGCACCTTGCCGAGGTTGTGTTCAGCGATGCGGCGCGCGGCAGGAATCGCCGTATTCGTGAACCAGCCGTCGTCGACCGTGTGCTCAACCTTGCGCTGCAACTTGGCCTCGGCCAGCGTCACCGGCTCGGCGGCCGGCGCGGTGATGAGCGTCAGGGTCACGGCGCCAGGCCCGCTCAGCGCTTCTTAGCCTTGGCCGGCGCGGTCTTGACTGGCTCAACCACAGTCGACGCGACAGGCGCGTCCGCGGCGCCTTCCTTGTGCGAGTCGGCGCAGCCGTCGTCGATCATTTTCTGGCCGAGCGACGAATCCATGTTCACCACCATCCCGGCGCGCGGGTCGGGCTTCTTGAACTTGATCAGCATTTGGGTTTCCTTCCAAAAAGGGAGCGGGCCGCGCCGGATTAACCGGGCGGCCCGCTCAGTGGCCCCTGCGAAGGGTTGGGTTACGCAACCAGACCGAAGTCGCCGTAGATGAACGCCTCCGGGCGGTACACCGCCAGCGCGAGCCGCTCTTCCGCGAGGATGGTCACCAAGTTCTTGATGAAGTCGTCCTCGTTCTCGGTGGCCACCTCGACGCGAGCCAGCCAGCGATCGAAGACCTGCGCGCCCATCTTGAAGGCGCCGACCAGGAACTTGTCGATGGTGATGGCTTGCGTCGCGACCACCGGCAGGCCCCACAGCGTCGGCGACAGGGTGCCCTGCGGATTACCGATGATGTACTGGCCGGTGGTGTCCTTCAGCAGCTCGATGCGCGCCCAATCGCTGGGGTGCATCACGGTGCCGGTGGCCGGGTACTCGGCGAGCGACGCCTGCAACATCGCCAGGCGGATGTTGTCGATGTTCGTCTCAGTGCCGGCCGGGTCGAACGGCGCCGAGAAGGCGGTCGCTTGCGGGATGATGCCGAGCATCGTGGTGCCGGTGCCGGGGCCATTGAGCAGTTGCTGCTCTTCGGCGTAGGCCAAGCCGTATCGCAGGCGGTTGTCGATCGTGCTGGCCAGTTGCGACGAGTCGCTCAGGATCTGGCGCGACGCCTTGACGTAATGGGCGATGACCTTCGCGGTCGTGCTCACCAAGTCGAACTTGATGTTCGACTGCGGCTTCGCGGCGGTTTCCGCCACGGTCGCCGCGGCGCTGGTCCAGCCGGTTTCCTTCACGTACTCCAGCGCGTTGCCATCCATGCGGCCCGGGGTGATCAGGTCACGCACGGTCATGCGGCGCTGCGGAAGTGCCAAGATGCCGCCGACGCGAGTGGTTGCCACGGTGTCGCCGGCCGAGCCATCGGCATCGGCCACCGCGAGCGTGATCGTCGCCTTTTCGCCGCGGCGCGCGGCCTTCTGCTCCAGTTCGATGAACTGCGCGTTCAGCGTGTTCATCTTGGTCAGCAGTTCGTCGGTGGTGCCCTTCTGGGTTTCCGACATGTTGATGCCCTTCTGGGCTTCGGCGAGCGCTTTCTCGCCGGCTGCCTTGACTTGATCCTTGATCGCGTCGAGGGCGATCTTGAGGTCTGCTACGGTTTCCATTTTCGATCCTTTGAATTGAAAAAGCCGCCTCATGGGCGGCTCGGTGGTGATGAAGCGGTGGGTCTACGGACAGGTGAACGACTTGAGGGCCGAGAGCACCTCATCGCTGGGGTTGCCACCGGACTCAATCCGGGAAAGCAGTTCTTTCAGGCCCCGCCCAGCGACGAGCGATGCCTGAGTCTTCGAGAACCCTGCCTCACGCAGGAAGCCCTCGAAATCGGAGAGGCTCGGCACATTGCCGGCCTGAATGGTTCGTGCGATCGCCTTGGCGGGCGTGTCGAAGTCGAGCAGCGTCGCGAGCGACTGGCTGGCAGGGAAGAAAGACGCCAGCGACTTCGCCGCTGTGAGCACGTTCGCCGTCGCCATGCGCGGCTCCATCGGCGTGACGGTGAGCGAATCGCGCATCAGCGGCCAGACCAGAATTTCGCCGTCGCTCGCTTTGCGCACGTTGCGCGGGATCGCGGCGCTGGACGTGCCGAGCATTCCGGCTTCGAGAAGCTGCGTCAGGCCCTTCATGTAGGCGGCGCGGCGATTCAACACGCGCTCGACGAAGATGCCCACGTCGTCCGCCTTGGCCGACTTCCAATCGACAAGGCCGACGACGTGATCTGGCGTGTTGCCCGTCTTGTCTTGGTCCCGGCCGTGTTCGAAGTCGATGTAGAGCGCGCCGGTCTCGGTGTACGGGCTCTCGAACTTCGTGCTCTTCGTGAAGTGGTCGCCTTCGAGGTCTTTGCCGCCGAACAGCACGAGGTAATTGCCGACGCGGAGTTCCGCGTCAGTCTGCGAAACGGCCTTCAGCGCGTTCTCAATCATTGCGTGGCACCTTCCATGGCCGGGGCCGCGACGGCGGCCGGTTTCTGCTGTCCGATCTGATCGACCGGGGTGAGGTTGAGCTGCACGGTGAACGCCTGGCCCTTGCCATCCGGGATCGGCGGCTCGTCTTCCAAGTCGCGCACCTCGTCGCGGTTCATGTAGCCGTTCTGCAGCGCCGAGGCGTAGAACGCCGACTGCGCCGCAGCGTCCGCGCGCATCAGCGCCTTGACGTTGAATTTCACGGTCATGTCGAGACGCTCGCCAGCCGTCAGCAGCTTCTTCACGGCGGACTGCTCGATTCGGCGCAGGCTCGGCCGCAGCGAGTACGCGAGGAACGCGCGATTCAGGCTTTCCAGCGACGAGGCCCAGCTCGACGCCTTGTCGGTGTGGCCGATCAGCGCCGGCGGGATGCCGAACGCGCGGCAGATTTCCTCGATTCCGAAATACCGCGACTGCAGCAATTGCGCGTCGATCGGCGAAAGGCGAAGACCCGGCACCGGCCAAGGCTCCATCCCGGCCTCTAGCGGCATCCACCGGCCACTGTTCTCGGCGTCGCTGAACTTGCCGAAACGTGCGAGCGCTTGCGCGCGCTGCTCGGGAGACATCGAGCTCGCCGGCATCTTGATGAAGCCGCCGACCTTCATGCCAGTCTTCCAGTCGTTGCGCGCGACCTTGTTGGCGTCCATCAGCCCGCCGATCGACTCGGCGGCGTACTGGATCCGCGACAACCCGACCAGCCCGTCGAGGGTGAAGCCTTTCAGGTGGAACACGTCCTTCTCGTCGATCTGCTCGACGTTGCCGCCGCGAGTGAATTCGTAGCCGATCGCGCCCGATGGGAGCCGGCGCACGTTCATGCGCTCCGAGTTCAGGGGCACCAGCGCGACGATCTTGTCGCGCTTGAAGTTGCGCTCGATGCGCGAGAAGCCGTTCCCCCACAGATCGAGCGCCGCGGTCTGGTTCTCCCAGAACTCCGAGGCCGTCATGTCGGCGTTCGGGCTGTCGTGCAGCAGCGCCTGCAGCGGATGGCCGCGCGCGACCTGCTTGTCGGCGTGCTGCAGCAGGTTCAGCGGCAGAGACGAGACCGTCGCCGCCCGCAGACCAACGCACGCCATCACCGCAGGCAGTTTGAGCGCCGAATCGACAGTGACCGTCGAGCCGGCGGGGGTCGTGTGCTCGATGAACGGCGTGTGCCGTTCACCGCTCGCGAGATCCGCGCGACCGCTCAGCCGATTCCAGAACCGCTGCCAGAACCCGGTGTCGGTGAGGCCGGCACTCATGCGAATTCAGGGCTCGCAAGCCATGCGTCAAGGTCGAGACGGCGCCCAGGCGGGTTGCGGCTCATCAGGTCGACGGCGTTGAACAGCGCCATCAGCGGATCGATCTTCGCCGTGCCCGCTGCCTGCTTGGTGATCGTGATCGCGTTGCCGCGAGGCTCGACCTTGGCGTTACCCACGCTCCAGGCCATCAGAGGTGAGTCTCCATGGTGCAAAGTTCCTTCCGCGAGCCTGCGCTCGGCTGTTTTGATGGCTCCGCAGAGCTTCCAACCCTGTGAGATGCCGACGACACGCTTGCTCGCGATGCCGCGGGCCTCCAGCGCGTCCAGAACACCCCCGATCAGGGCCACGTCCACCCCGACCATGTCGAGCAATCCGGTCTGTTCGACCCGTTCCACGACGTCTGCAACGTCGGTGACGTCGTCGCCGATGTGGTCGACGAGGGTCAAATGGCCCGCTTTCGCGAAGTCCAAGATGCGCGGCGCCTCGCTTTTGCGGCGTTCGAGCACGCTGGGATGCGCCCAAGCGTGGCCCCAATGCAGCCAGTCACCGGTTTTTGTGTCCCGACCGAGCACCGCCAAGCCGAAAAGGTCGTCCAGCCCGCCGCCATCAATGCCAATCTCGATCACGTCCGATCGCGCGAGCACCGCGTCGAGAGTGAGGCCCGATGTACCTTGCCGCTCCCAGAAATCGGCGCCGGCCCAGCGGTCCGACCGCAGCGCGAGCCCGATCTCGACGTTCATGTGCTTCGCGAGGAACTCGCGGAACTTCTCTTCGCCGTTTTCGAGCGCCTGGCTGTGCAGTTGCGTGATCCGCTCGACGTCCACCGACGCGCCCCAGTTCGGGTTCGTCACGTAGGCGTTCGCCAGCTCTTTGTGCAGGCCCTTGTCGAGCATCGCCTGCGGAAATTCGTAGATCAGCGGCAGAAAGCGCGGATCCTTGACCTTCCCATCGCGCACGCGGCGGGCGTATCCGAGCTTCTCCTTGAACACACCAGCCGGCGGATCAGCCGACTGCGTCGTCGCGTAGATCACGAACCCATCTGGCCGCGATGTCAGGCCGCCGGTCGCTTCGAGCAGCATGTTCGAGGCCTTCGACTGCTTGCCGAACTCGTGCAACTCGTCGACGAACACGAACGACGCCTTCTTGCCAGAAACCGCATCGCTGTCAGCCGCGACGACCTTCAGAAACGCGTCGTTCTCGCGGTGCGTGATGGTGCGGAAGTGATCCTGCACCTTCAGCATCTCGACGAGTGAATCGTCCGCCTTGATCATGTCGCGGATCGGCTTGTAGCTGTTGTCCGCCACCTCTTTCGTAGGGCTGAGGATCAGCAGTTCGGCCGATGGGCGCCAGTTCAGAATCAGCGCCGTCAGCATCGTCCCGGCAGCGATCGTGCTCTTCGCGTTCTTCTTGCTGACCATCAGGAAGAACTCATTGATCAGCCGGCGTCCGGCGGCGTCGTCATACGCGCCGAACACCGTTCGAACCCAGTCCCGCACCCACGGCAGGCAGGCGTCGCGCATCAGCGGCTGGCCCGCGACGTCGACCATGCGCAAGCCGCCGAAAACCTCCCACGCTTCGTCCGCTTGGGCGGTGAACAGCGGCGGCGACACGATCAAGCTCTGCCGCGCGACGATCCTGCGCTCCCAATCCGGGCACGCGGTGGACCACTTCATCATTTGCTCGACACGAGACGCGGGCCCTGTCGGACTGCGTACTTGCCGGGCGCTTTGTCAGGCGTCGCCTTCTTGGCGCCGTCGACCTTTGGGTGCGTGAATGGCAGTGCAGCAGAAGCCGCCCGAACCTGCGTCGGCGTGGCGTCAATCACCCCCGACCAGACCTTTCGCAGGAACTCCAGGGCGTCGTTCTCCCCTGAAACGACAGGCTCCGCACGCTTGCGGCCAGCGCCTGGCCTAGCGCCTCCGCTCCTGCCTTTGGTTCCTGCCATTTGATTCCCGTTTGAATTCGCCAAGAGTTGCGCGTGCGACAGGGGTCGGTCCTGCGGCGATTGCCTGCTGAACTTTCACCCCGCCCCCCGGCTCCGCTTCGTCTCCTCGGCGGTCTTCACGAGGTGGCATGAGCGGCAGATGGCTTCGAGGTTGCCCTCATCGTCTGTCCCGCCTTCGAACTTCGGCACACGGTGATCGACATCGCTTGCGCTGGTGAGCTGGCCGCCTCGCTTGCAGGGCTGGCACAGGCCATGGTCACGCTGCATCACCCGCTTGCGTGCGCGCTCCCATGCGGCTCCATAGCCTCTGTCCTGCCTTGATGCGCGGTCATGCTGCCATGGTCTGCGCTGCTCGGCGACTTCACCGAGGAGCCGGACGGCTGGCTTGAGCATCTGCAGTCTGCCCATCGGGGACGCCTCCATGCGACTCACCCTCGCGGGCGTGGGCGGCTGCGCTTCTCACGGTGCCGTGATGACGTGCCGTGCAACACGCCCTATGGAGGCAGCCACTTGCCCCTGGCTGCTCCGCTTCACGTTAGCGGTTTGACGTGGGGTGAGATAGGGCCGCCACGATGCGCGCGAGGTGGCGTGATGCCGGGGTGGGTGTGCGCGATCGGGCGGCGGAACTGGTGGCCTCCCGGTAGGCACGCCGGGAATGCGCTTCGGACTTGCGCCCTGACGTGGAAGCCAACCACGGGTTTTGCCAAATCTCGGCCAACGAGCAGG